ATCGACCGCAAGCGGGTTTTTCTAGGCTCCTTCGAAACACCCCAGGCGGCGGGCGCGGCTTACGCGGAAAAGCGTAAGGCGCATCCCAAGCGGTCGGTCGAGACGAAAGCCTTCGGCACGATGAAAACGTGCTGGGCTGATTTTCTTGATCAGGCCGAGCGTAACGAAAAGGGCTATGTTGCCGAGGGCAATGTTTTTGTGACCCCGGATGGTCAAGCCTATTTGCTGAAGGATGTGGAAATCCGGCGCGGCAAATTTGGAATGTGGGTTTGGTTCAAGTGGGAAGGACGCTGCTCGATTTGTGGTGAGGAGTTCGAAACGACCACCAAGGGCCGGGCAAAAACTTTGAGGGGCATGATCCGCACATGCCCGGCGCATCGCGGCCAGCATCATCGCAAACGGCCTGGGGAGGAATTGATATGATACCTCGTATTGTGTGGTTTGACGGGCGTGCTTGGCTTTACCGTGAAGAAGGAAAACAGCGCGGCTATATTGCCAATTTAGGTAGTCATAGAAATCCCAGACCGCGAAGTTTGACGCGGCATGTGTACGAGAAGGCACACGGCCCGCTAGGCCCTGGATGGAAAGTTATTGCTGTTGATGGCGACTACACAAATTGGTCTATTGACAATTTGCGCGCTGAGCTCGGCGATCCTGAGTATGTCGAATGGCATACGAAGTTGCGGGAAAAGATGGCCCAGCGGGATCGGTTCATAGCCGTGGCGGTAAGTGTGGGCTGGGATCCGGACGACGCGTGGGACTTCTGGAGAGGCTCCACGTCGAACGACCCGCGAGAGTACCTGGACGAGCTGGTCTAGACAGGCTGCGACGAATCGTGTCATGTGCTCGGCCCTGGGCAATTTCATAACCAAGGGCTGAGCACATGACCCCCGCCGAAGATCCTGCGCTGATGGGTGGCATGCCAGCCACGCCTCCCGACCAGACACCTCCGACCGACGAGCCCATGGACGATGAGCCCATGGATGAGAACGAGCCTATCGTTCTTTGCACCATTCTCGATAATCGAGACGGATCTTACCAACTCCTGGCCGGAGATGAGGGCGATGCCGGTGCCGAGGATGGCATGTCAGGCGAGGCAGCCGAGGGTATGCCGCCAGCTGCTGGTGGCGTGGCGCCGCAGCCTGCTGGCAAGACGTTCGACGCACCGGGCCCGCTGCTCAAGGAAGTGCTCGACATGCTGAAGGCGGCGGAAGAGCGCAGCGGTGGATCGGCTGAGGCTGGCTTCGATGAGGGCTTCAACGGCCCGAAAGAGCCGAAGCAAAAATACTAATTTGAATTGAGAGGCGATCACAATGTCGTTGCTCAATGAGGCGTGTGAGGCGCGCCACGGCTTACAGCCAATGGACGCGCCTCCGCTTCCCGGCGAGGGGCCGGTGGTTTATCTGCAAGGTGCTGGTCCGCTGTTGATCGTGGCGCGTCATGCGCCCGGCGAAGTGCTGTGCAATGTGTGGAGCTGGTTTGTCGGCGATAATCATTGGGATCGCTGCTATCTCTCATGATTTTGTAACATGACCGTGAAACGTAAAATGGCCAACGAAGATCTGATCAGTGACGATTCGGCGAGCGATCTAGTTACGGTCGATCAAGATCTTAGCCTGAAGGTTGAAGCTTTCTGCCGCGAATACGTGCTCAACGGATTCAATGGCACGCAGGCTTATCTCTCAAAAGTCTCGCCCGATATTTCTCCGGAAGCTGCGCGTGTTGGCGCTCATCGCTTGTTACAGAGGGATAACGTAACCCGGCGGATCGCGACGCTGATGGCGCCGGGCTTGAAGAAAAACGGCGTCACGCTGGAGAACATGCTCGCGCAGATCAGCGCGATCGCAAATTTCGACAAGCGCAAATTGTACGACGCTGACGGCAATCGAATTCCTGTGCATCTGCTCGACGACGAGACAGCAGCCGCGCTGTCGCACTTCACAAAAGACGATCTTGTTGCCTACGACAAAACGAAAGCTGTCGACATGGCGATGAAATATCTGGGCGCGTATGAGAAGGACAACGCGCAGAAGCAAGAGAACCTCGCCATTCAAATCGTGTTGGTGTGATCGATGAGACCGCTCGAGAAAAAGAAATTGAAGTACCCGGAATATCACGGGCTGACGCGTGCGCAATTGTCCAGCGCGCTGCTCGATCTGCGCATGGCGCGTTCCAGAATTCGTGATCGTATGGAGCGCGTCGACAAGGAAGATCGCATCACATTTGTCCGTGGTCTGCTGGCGAACTGGCGTGGAGATCATGCATGAGACCGCGATCTAAGAAGCCAGTACGCTACGATGAGTATCGCGGGCTGTCCGTCAACCAGCTTTATAGCAAGCTGTCTGATTTGCAGAACGCTCCAAACATCCGCGCGCCGAGGTACCGAGATAGAGATGAACGCATCGCTTTCATCAACTCTGAGATCGTATTGATGACGGGGCGCGCATGAGCGGGTTGTGGTCGACGCTCAAAGGCAAGGAAAAGCCCGCGACATCGATCGTCAATGACGATGCGATCGAGGTCGAGGACCCGCCGCGCGGCGCGCCCATACGATCTCCGGGCCCGCGCATGTCGTTCAAACCCATGAGCAGCGAGAGCGTGATGGAGACACAGAGCGAAGCGCTGCCCTTACGCGCGCCTGTTGAATTCGCCGAGGATAATTTCCTCGATCTCATCACGCCTGATCCGCCTCCGATACCGAAGAGCGGCGGCGCAGCTGCAGGCAGACCACGTCAGTACGCAAGCAATGCAGAGCGGCAGGCGGCGTATCGCGCCAGGAAGCAGAGCAGATGACAGATCTTCGTCTCGCGTCGGCCATACACCTCTTGTCGCTCAAGGATGGCGTCTTTCAGCTGGCGTCCGAGCAGGCGCTTGAGGCTGCCGATGCGATCAAGAGAATAAACCCAAACGTGAAGCCGGAAGACATCGTGCGTGCCTGGATCGGCGACGATGGCGGCGTGATGGTCGAAACGCGCGGTATGTACAAGCAATGAGCCAGACCGGCATTCCAAAGGCTGATCCCGGAACGCTTGACCCACAAGCCACGCTGAAGCAGTGCAAGACGCTGCAGCTGCGCATCCCGAAGAAATTCAAATTCCTGCTCGAGATGCATCGCTTCAAGGTGATGCATGGCGGGCGCGGCGGTGGCAAGTCGTGGGCTGTTGCTGATTGCCTGCTGGCGCTGGGCGCAGCGCAGAAGCTGCGCATCCTCTGCGCGCGTGAAATCCAAGACTCGATCAAGCAGTCCGTACACAAACTGCTCAGCGATCGCATCGGCGTGCTCGGTCTAGGCGGCTTCTACAAGATTCTCGACACTGAGATACGCGGTGCCAACGGCACCGAGATCACGTTCACCGGCCTGGGCAGGCACACAGCCGAGTCGATCAAGTCGTTCGAAGGCATCGACATCGTGTGGGTCGAAGAGGCGCAGACCGTCGCCGAGCGCAGCTGGGCGATCCTCATTCCCACCATCCGTGCCAAGAACAGCGAGATCTGGGTCACGTTCAATCCGGACATGGACACCGATCCGGTGTGGCAGCGGTTCATCGTCAACAGACCCACCGACGAGGCGCCATTCGACTGCGTCGTGTGCGAGGTCAATTGGGACGACAATCCGTATTTTCCAGAGGTGCTCGACCGCGAGCGCAGGCATTGCCAGAAAGTGGCGCCAGACGATTACGAGAACATCTGGGAAGGCAAGTGCAGGACATCGATCGCAGGCGCGATCTACGCGCGCGAGCTCGGCGAGATGTACAAGCAGCAGCGCATCAGGCCCGTGCCGTATGACCCGCGTTATCGCGTGCATCGCATCTGGGACCTGGGCTGGAACGACGCGATGACGATCGTGATGGTGCAGAAACCGCATCCGTCCGTGCTCAACGTGATAAACTATCTGGAAGACAGCTTCCAGCGTTACGACGAGCTCGTCGCCGACATGCGCCAGCTGCGATACAATTGGGGCTACGACTGGCTGCCGCATGACGCGATCAACAAGAACCCGATCACCGGCAGCAATGCGTACCAAACGCTGCGCAGGCTCGGCTGCCGCGTGAAGCCGCCGATGGCCAAGACCGATGCGAACGCGCGCATCAAGGCCGCGCGCATCGCGGCGCCGCGCATCTACATCGATCCCACCGATCACAGCAAGCAGCGGCAGACGGGCTTCCTGGGCGGCGCGCGGCTGATCGAATGCCTGCGCCATTATCGGCGCGGCGTGCCGCTCACGACCGGCGAGCCCGGCCAGCCGGTGCATGACCAGTACAGCCACGGCGCCGACGCCTTCGGGGCGATGTGCGAGATCGCGGAGATGATCGTGGACGAGGGCTTCGAGGACATGCCGGTGCTACCGGCTTACAGCAACCCGGATCCAGCGATGGGGCTGTTGGGATGATCACAATGCGACCGGGTTTCTTTCAACTGCATATCGGCCCGCTGAAATACTCGCGTGTCGGAGACACGTTGCACAAGCTCACCATCTTCGGGCGCATTATCTTTCGTAAGACTGGACCCAACGTAAGAGAGGAAACGCAACATGCCGACCAGAAATGAACGCACATCACCGCGCGTTGCGAAACTAGCGGCCAAGATACTCGACGGCTATCAGCCGACGCTCGCCGAGATCAAATCGATCTGCGGGTCTGTGCTGACGCAGACGCGCGATCGCAAGAAGCCGAAGGCGAAGAAGCGCAAGAAGGCTGGCCGGAGCCTGCTCTGATTTCGTAACGCACCGGGCTCCTGGCGCCCGGCGCAAATCGTGATATAAATTCGCGCACTGCATCGAGCGAGACCGCCGCGAGATGCTCCACCGATCGATGATGGGGCTTGCTCATGAAAAGGTTCTTTGCGCTTCTCTCTGTGATGCTGTTCAGTCTTCTGACGCCAGCATTCGCTGCGTCCACCGTCGCGCCGACGATCACGGGCGCGCGTGATGTCTCCGGCACCGTCACGCTCGGCGGCACCTACCAAACCGTCGCGATACAAAGTTCATCGCGCTACAACTGCACCATCCAGAATCCGAGCGATGCGAGCGAGCCGCTGCTGGTGAAGATCGGCACGATGGTCACGCCCTTCACGCTCGGCGCCGGGCAAGCGATCTCCACGCTCAATGGCGTCGTCAATTCGAACAACATCATCACGCTTACCGCCGTGACCACGGGGCATCCGTTCGCTGGCACTTGCCAATAAATTTCCTGATCGAGGGGCACTGATATGAGAAAGCTTTTATTCGGCGCCCTCATGGCGCTCATCGCAATCGCGGTGCCCGCAGCTGCGCAGCTGATCACAGGCGGCGGTGGAGGCAGCGGCAGCTGCTCCGGATCGTTCTGCTCGGCCAGCGCGCCTCTGTCAGGCCTGCTGGGCGGCACAGGCGTCAACAACTCCGGCAAGACCATCACGCTCGGCGCCAATCTCACCACGACCGGTGGCGCTGCCACCCTCGCGCTCGGCGCCACGGGCCGCACTTACACTTTCCCTGATGTCACTGACACTGTCGTCACGCTGACCGCGTCGCAGACGCTGACCAGCAAGACGCTGACGTCGCCGACCATCGGCACCGGCCTCACGCTGTCCTACGCGGCGGGCGGCGGCGCGAAGTGCTTGCACGTCGACAATTCCGGCGTGGTCACGACAGCTGCGGCTGACTGCGGATCCGGCGGCGGATCGCCCGGCGGGTCGAACACCCAGGTTCAGTACAACAATTCCAGCTCGTTTGGCGGCATCTCGAATGTGACGTCCAACGGCACCATCATGACCTTCGCGGCCAACACGTTGACCATCAGCGGCGCGACCAGCGGGTCCAGCGTGATCAACGCCTCCGCGACCGGCGGCGGCACTGCGACCTTGTTCTCCGGCTCCGACACCATTGTCGGTCTTGCCGCCACACAGACTCTCACCAACAAGACGCTGACATCTCCCACCTTGACCACGCCTGCGCTGGGCACGCCTGCGTCTGGTGTGATGACCAACGTCACTGGCCTTCCTCTTACGACCGGCGTGACGGGTGTTCTGCCGTCGGCCAACGGCGGCGCGGGCACAGTCAATGGCATTATGGCGGCCAACGGCTCCGGCACGACCAGCGCTGTTACGATGGGCGCCTGCTTCTCGTATTCCGGCGGCACGCTTGCTGGCACCTACACCATCAACGCACAGACCGGCACCAGCTACACCATCCTGTCCAGTGACGCATGCAAGCTGGTGACGTTCAGCAACGGCTCGGCTGTCGCTGTCACGCTGCCGCAAGCCACCGGCTCGTTCGCTGCTGGCT